AATTTTATATATTCCTATCATACGATAATAAATATATAAAAATTCGGCCTAGGTAATATACTTATAAAACTCCTACAATTTTAGATTCAGATATTGATTTTACCTCAAATCCTGTTTCTCCTTCTTTAATAAGAAATTCAGTAATTTTAGTCTCAGCATCCATACAACTTTGGGAATCCACGAGATAATTCACATTTTGTTTCTTAATTTTACCTTTACTGTCTTCTACAGTGAACTGAACTTTTACATTAAAATAGGTCATAATTTATATTTTTTTTAATTTGATAAAAGTGCTTTAATTGTTGGGTGTGATTATTTCCTAAAGGGCCATCCTGCAAAATCTTCAGAATTCATTACAGATTCAATTAACGAAATACTATAATCTTCATCAAGCGATGTAAATGTTATTTTATCTATATTATATCCCTCGGGATGTTTTTTAGCGTAAAACAACAAAGCGCCAGTTTCTGGTAATGTGTAATCAGGATTGTCACTCATTGGTTTAATGTACTTGTCGTAAACTTGTTGTGCTGACATTTGCACAAACAATTCTTGTAATTCATTATTATTATTTTTCATAACTTAAACTGTTTTAATTTCTACTACTATTTTTTTACCATCAGCAAACAAGGGAATACTAATTGAGTCATCTGTTGGATGATACATTTTAGGAAATTGTTTGATTTCATATTCCTGTTTTGTTTTTAATGTTCCTCCAATTGTTTCCCACATTTGGAATGTTTCTTGAATCTTTGTTGCGATTCGTTCTACTTGTTTTGATTTTTCCATAATTTATTTGTTTTTAATTTTTTTCTTAATCTTCGTATACTGAATAATCGTATAAATAAGCTCTATATTTTACTAATGCCTTAGTAAATTTACCTCTTAATTGCATTTCTTCTTTTGTTTCGTCTTCTTGTCTACGACCTGGTCTATTAAAGTAATAGTCCATATCATCATTAGTCAAGTTATTTTGCTGTGCAAAGAACATCATCTTATAGAAGTTTGATGCTCGGGCATACAATGGATCTGCTTTAAAATCTGCGTATTTTTGTGCTAATTCGTAACTCATATTATATAACGGAATTGAAGTATAATAAAAAATAAATCAACCTGAGACTACAGTTGCTGCGCTAGATCTTTTGAGGCATTATTTTTTCTCCTCTTGTCCAGAGTCTTTTGAACTCTATCCTAGCAATGCTGGTTATTTAAGTGAACCACTCTTTGAGTTACTTGTTTGGACTACTCTCTTCTTAATTGTCTCTATTCAACCCTGCCGAGCTGATTCGTTCTTGCGGAACTATAGAACGTTCGGAAAAATCACTCTTGGCTTGCGACCTTAAGTGGCACTGGACCATTCCCAGTACTATGTAAGCATCTTTCGTCCGTAACTGACAGGCGCTTTCGCTTGATATTTTGTATAATAGGTTTTGCGCCTCAAATGCAAATTATTAAGTTTCGACTTGTGGATCGTTAAGGTAGCGGCCTGCCCTGAGCCAAGTCACCTTTTGAGTGACACGATACTCAACTACCTTATGAAATGTCCCCATCTCCATATTTTAAGACATCTTCAGAATTAAAGTCTTGGTAGACTAAAACTAAGGTTAATAACAGCACCACCTGTACATCAACATACCTTTCGGTTTTAAGACATCTCTAATATTGAGCAACGCAATCATATGCTTGGATAAACATACTCTTTGCATGTACTCTACAGGTTACTCTTATTGCTCTTCCGAGCTCAACTTGACAACCCACATTGCCAAGTTATTCAACCATTTCTTCTACAGTGTTACCCTCGAATACTCAGGTCAAATAATATCCTGCTTGCATACTCGAGCTCATTGCTGAGCCGCAACACGCTTCAGTCAAAGCGTATCACTTTATACCGGTTTCCCGGCTTATTTAATGACCATATGCGGCCAAGTGTTATTTATGAATCAGCCGAAGCTTCATCAATGGATAACAATATTTTCAAAGAACTACTTTTTCATTTTTGTATACTATAAATATACTAACTTTTCTTGCCTCAACCAAATCTTTCTCTACTTTTTTTCTTTTTCTCTTTATTTGAGATAAATATAAGAACTTGTTTTGCCTTCTCCAAATTTCTTACATTGAAACTTGAAATTCTTCCCAAATGATTTGAGTTCCTGGATTTACAATTTCTGAGAATATGTTCGGTGCATATGGTTTAGCTGATAGTTTCATTCCTGCTTCTTCAGGTGTTCTATTACCTTTCACCCTATTACATGGAAAACATGCTGTAACCAGGTTCACCCAACTATCTTCACCACCACGTGAACGTGGTATTACATGGTCTAATGTAAGGTTTTTCTTACTACCACAGTAAACACATTGGTGTCCATCTCGTTTATATATTCTACCTCTAGTTATTTTAAGACGATATACTCTGTATTTAACGTAGTTGTATAATCTAATAATAAGTGGACGAACGTATTCTGTGATACCATTGAATAGTGGTTTTTCATCAGATTTGATAATTTCTGCTTTTCCCTTACTAACCAGATTGAATCCCCGTGCAACCGAAGTTACATTAATTGGAGTGAAATCTGCGTTTAATACTAGTACCTTTTCCATTTTAAATAAATATTTTTGTACCCTAAGAGAGACTCGAACTCTCATGCCTCACGGCGCTGGTTTCTAAAACCAGTATGTCTGCCATTCCATCATCAGGGCATTTGTAGCTCTAGAGGGATTCGAACCCCCATGAAAGCTTTAGAAGAGCTTCATATTAATCCATTATATGATAGAGCCATTTGAGCGAGCGGAGGTAATCGAAACCTCATCCGAACATTGGAAGTGTCCTATAATAGCCGTTATACGACGCTCGCATTTACCCCACCTTGAGATTACTGGTGAGTAGATTTTAGCTGGTTTGTTTGCTATTCAAAAAACCAATTAGTGTCTTACCACATTAAAAACAGTCAAGCTACTGGGAGGCTCTGCTACCTGCCTTT